CAATATAAAAAATACAGCTAACACGCTTGTAAAAAACAGCATTGAAAAATTAGAGTATCGCGTTGAGTCGCTTGAACGTCACCTTTCGTCTATGGCTTGGGGCCTTTATACGAATTTAGGCAGGGATGCTAATACACTTCTTTACAAATTAGAACGGGCAGCGACTGAAATACGAGATGCTGTGGGCGAAGGGAAAGCCGGAGCCGCTGGGGTGCACTTTGCGGCTTCTGAGATCAATGATATTATAAATGACTTGCGCAGTGTTGAGTTTTTTACAATAAACCAAAAAGGAGTGAAGCTTATTTTTATCTTGGCAGAGGATATTGTAAATGACCTAGAGGAGGTTGCTAAAAATATGGTTAAAGAAGATAATCGATCGGAGCAAGAGTAACCCATGAGTAGAGAGGTAACTAAAGAATTAAAATCCATAGAATCCAAGGCTGAAGCGTTTTTAGATACTATAATTAAGGCTAGACGTTCTTTTTCCATGAAGAAAAAAATATCCTTACCTGCTCTAGATGTAGAATATTGCCTTTATAAAGCGCAACCATTGATGAATAGTATTCGTATAAAGTTGAGTATATTGTCACAGCCTGATATTTCTAGAGAAAGTCTTGCAAGATGTGCAGATAGTATTGTTGATGATTTTGCAGAGGTTACTAGCAATATACAACTAGCAAGGCAACATAGAATATATGGGGTAGAACTTATAGAGTTAAGTTCTAAAACTGAAGCTTTTGGCAAAGATTTAACAGAGGCGTTAGATACGGTTGTAAATGGAGCAGAAGAGCAGGACGGTGGCGTAAGTGTTAACTTCCTGGCCTCACAAAAAGATATATTAAAGAAAATGATTTTTCTAGAACGTACAGAGGCTAGAGATCCAAACGCAGAGTACCGGGCAACAACTCTTGAGCTAATACTAAAACTATTATACGAAAACGAAAATAACTAAAGGAGATTTAACAACATGGCAGAACAACTAAAAGCTTACCACAACGACTACAACGGCGAAACGGTATATACTGGCTGGGAAGCGCTGGAGGACGAAGACCACAACAACACGGTGGTATCTAGCAAATGGATGGAGTTAGCGGCCCGCGGTGACGTAGAAATGACAGCCAATGAGCGGGCGGAACGAGAGAACGAAAAGCTAGACCAGCTACCAACTTGGGCAGAAGTACACGGAGAGTACAACGGAAGCTATGGAGAATAAGGAGTTAACGCCACACCAATTAGCTGCAAGACGTATCAAAGAGCGTGACCCCGATTTCTATAAGAAGATTGGACGTAAGGGTGGCAAGAAGTCAACGGGCAGCAAGTTTAAAAAAGACCCTGAGTTTGCGCGCAAAGCATCACTAAAGTACTGGGATAGTGTACGCAAAAAGTAACAATAAAGCAGGCGCTGGAGTTTTCCACAGCCTGCTTTTATTTTTGTATAAAACCTTGTTGACCTTAAGTAATTATTGGTGTAGTATAAAGACATAAAGAAAGAGCACAAGGAAGGACAAATAATGAACTACATTTTACAAGACAAAGAACTACAAGACCTGCTAAAACAATACAGGCGAGAGCTAGACTTAGTACATCAAGCGATTAATGCACTTGAAGAGATTAACGAAGGGACAATGGAAATGCTAAATGGATTAACGGAAATCTCTCGTAAGGTATCTGATAAGATTAGCGAAGAGGCGAACCAAGAAATGGCAGCACAAATCGCCGATGCATCATTAAGATTAATTCAGGTTAAATAATTATGGTAGTTTTTTCAAACGTAGACGCGCTAAAAATGCATATTAAACTAACTAAGAAAAAAGAAGATTAGAATAAACACAGCATAGGAGATGTATAATGAATATTTATAACAAGATTCTACAAGAAGGCTATTACCCAGAGGACCTAAAATTGGGCATGACAAGCGACGCAGCAAAGCACTTCAAAAGTACAGATAGCTTGCCAGAAAAAGACATGTACGAAACATATATTAAATTTAATGGCAATTTGGCTTACGCGAGTTCATCACTTAAAACAGTGTTTATGGATTCTAAAGATCGTGAGGCGTACAAGTTAGAGCTTGACGACATCAAGCGTAATATCAAGATGGCACTTGCGCTAATGTATGAGTCTGACGGTGAAGAGTTAAACTTGGCGCTAGCACTAATTAACGAGGCTAAAGAGGGTGTAACCGCATATTGCAAGCACCAGCCATTACTAGCTCGAAAAATCAAAGAGCAGACAATGGTAAAATATCTTGACACTATTGTTGAAGACGCAGCACTAGCTTATATACAGACTAACCTGCTAGACCTAACAAACTAATAATACGGGGCCAACTTAGGCCCCTTTAGTTTTGCATAAATTATAAAAAACCTATTGACCTTAACCTTTTAGTGTAGTAGCATAAAGATATAAACATACGAAAGGAAAGAAAGATGTTGCACGAACAATTAAACCTAGAACTAAAAGAAAAGCTTACTAACCTTAATACAGACGTTACGCCAGAAGAAGCCGCAAAAGCTATTGAAACTATTATGAAGCTATCAGTAGCTATTGGAGGAGATTATGACCGAGTAATAGAGCACCTAAACAATGTAAAAGATGTAGAAGACGAAGACGAGTTACTAGAAAAGACTTTGCAGTTTGTAGACCCATTTGAGACTATCTACTACTTGCTGCAAGGGACAGAGCATCTGCCAAATGAGCTAGTAAAAAGTCTAATCTTTAAAGATTACGAGCAATACATTCTTACAGAGCTTAAAGAAGAATCAGAGACCGAACAGCAAATCGGTGAAGCGCTAAACAAATAACACTATCGAGCGGGCCAACTTGGCCCCTTTTTAGTTTTCCACAGAATAGAGCCCCGTCAACCAGAAATATAGCAAAAACTCATAAAAACCTATTGACCTTAACCACTTGGTGTAGTAATATAAAGATATAAAGAGAGAGCAAGAAAGCTCATATAAGAAAGGATAATGAAAGATGTACACTACTAAAGAACTACTACAAAAGCTAAATGGTTTTATCAACGTAAGTCTATTAGAAGACATAGAAGTATTAGCACCAGCGACTATTGAAGAGAAGTTAGACAACCTAGAGAACACAGGTATGATTGATAAGATGTACCGCAAGCTAAAGATTGAACAGAACATCAATAGTAACTTTAACGGTAGCTTTGATACACAGGTAGAAGTATACGACCGTTGGCTAGACACTAACTACAACATTTACTAAAAAGACAAGAGAAAACACAAGGGGACACAAGCAATGTTATTTTGGGGAATTATCATATTTCTAGCACTGTGGGTAGCTAGTCTACAAGAGAAGCAGAAGAAGCAAGAGCAAGAGATTCAGCGGTATCAGCAGGAAGAAGATGAGGATGATACTGTATACAACAGCGACGGCACTATTAACTACGATTACTATTTAAATGGTTATGATAATTAAGGAGGATACACAAAGATGGTTTTAACAGCAATTGTACCGTCACGTAAAAAACGCTCTCAGAGGCCACTCAGAGCCCGTGTGAGGCGTTCTATCGTTCTGGATGAGTATACATTCGGAAAGCTAGATAAAGCGCAAATTGAGGGCTCTCACGACGTCGTATTGAAGATTGCCGCGCAGAACAGGAATAACAAGCCTACAAAAGATATGGTGAACAACGTATACCCTGGCGTGCATATCGGTAATAGCGTGTTTATCCTAAACGTTCCACCGCAAGACCGTAGTGCTCACTATTACTGTCGACAATCATTTGGAGCCCTTGACCAATTCCAGCTTGTAGATGTATAATATCTACTATGAAAAGCGTTAAAGCACTTTTAAAAGAATCAAACCGTATCGACCAAGCGAGAAACAACGCTAATGCTAACAATATTGCACCAACTGCTCGTAAAGTCGGGACATGGAAGAAAGAAGAGACAGCTCGCTACCGCCTTGAGCAACTTATCAAACTGACAGAGGAGGAGCTTGAGAAGCTAATACTAAACCCTGAAACCCCTCTATTTGAGCGCAAGATTGGCGAGGCTATCGCTGCTGCAGACTGGAAAGTAATCGACGGCATTCTAAACCAGGTATATGGCAAGAAAACTGAAATCGATTTGAACGCTAAACATGAAGTTGATCTGAATGTGCTCAAGGGGTTTGTTATCCCTACTATGGACATGACAGACATTACCAGGGACCTAGCCCAATACGCTGAAGAACACCCAGATGAGTAGCAAGCGAACACCACGCAAAGAATACCCGCTAGACCTAACACCCAAGCAACAGTATAAGCCAAACGGCCAGCCAAAAGAACAGCTAACCACAGACAAGATACAAGAGTTGCGCAAGCAGGGGTATTGGGTACCATTACCAGGGCCACAGCAATTAGCAGCGGCCCTTTCTAAAGATAAGCGCTACCGTGAAATTCTATTCGGTGGCGCTCGTGGTGGTGGTAAAACTGACTTGAGTATTGCTATCATTGGCGATCGCATCCGTGACCCACGAGCTAAGCAGCTAGTTATCCGTCGCAACAGCGGTGACCTATCAGACTTTGAAGACCGAGCAAGCCAGGCATTCCGTGGGTATGGTATCAAGTTACGCCGCAACCCTATGGTACTAAGTGGGGGGCAGAAAACAGGGCGTGTACTAGGTGGGCACCTTGGAGACGATGACGCCTACACCAAGTACCAGGGGCATGAGTACTGCCGCATCAACATCGAAGAGCTTACCCAGATACCAAACCAAGACCGTTACGAAAAGCTCATTAGTTCGGCACGTTCTAAATATAGTGACTTATTCCCTCAAATCTTTTGTACAGCTAACCCAGGTGGTATTGGTATGGCCTGGGTTAAGCGTCGTTTTGTGACGCCTGACCCTAAGTTTAATATTGTATTGAAACACCAGTACCACTACGTAGACCTAAAGGGTAAGAAGAAAACAGTACACTGGCAAACTGTAATTGACCGACTAACCGGCATATGGCGCGCTTATGTACCAGCTACTATTGACGACAACCCAATTCTTACCGAGAGTGACCCGGGATATATCCAAATGCTGGAGAGCTTGCAGGCTACCAACCCAGACCTATACGAAGCATGGCGTAATGGTTCGTGGGACATTCAGTTCGGTGCTGTGTTCGAAGAGTTCCGAGAGTACAAACATGTGTTTACTAAGTTCAAAGACTTTGGCATATCGCAAGAATACTTTAACGGCTCATTCCGCATTGCTGGTATGGACTGGGGCTACAATGATATGGCTGG